CAAAGAACAGTTCTTCGATTTTCCTAAAGATAACGCATACGTACTTAAGACCACGTATCTCAATAATTCTTTTATAGATGATACGTACAAACAGGAACTCGAAGCACTTAAGGATGTCGATCAGTATTGGTACGATGTATACTGTCTGGGCGAATGGGGAAATCTTACTGGAGTCATTTACACCAACTGGACCGTAACTGACACCTTTCCTGAAGAGCCTGATGAAGTCATTTATGGCCTGGACTTCGGGTATAATAATCCTACTGCTTTGATTAAAGTAGGAATAAAAGACAATGAATTCTATCTGCACGAAGAACTTCTCCAATCTGGACTGACTAACACCGACCTTATAGCTCTCTTGAAAACAATGAATATTAAGGGAAGAATTTACGCTGATTGTGCAGAACCAGCAAGGATTCAGGAACTCAGGGACAATGGGTTCTTATCAGTCAGGGAAGCAGACAAGAATGTTAAATCAGGTATCGACTTCATAAAGGCCCAGAAGCTGCACGTGACTGAAAGTTCAATCAATCTCATCAATGAACTTAATACATACAGCTGGCAGAAAGACAAATCGAATAATACAAAGGATGAGCCTGTAAAATTAAATGACCACCTTTGTGACGCAATGCGATATGCAATATATACAAGTTATAAGTCTCATGTGGAAGTTCCAAGAATATCAATGACATCAATCGATTACACAAAAGAGCCACAAAGAATAAATTCTCCAATCGCTGCAGCAATCAACGGGCTCAGAACAAGAAACAGATTCAACAGGATGTTATAATGAGCAAAGAAAAAGCAAAACTTCTGGCCACAAGGCGGAGTGAAAAGATAAAAGAAAAACTTCCAGTATGGAAACTGATATATAATGCCTATAAAGGTGGTTCTGCTTTTATAAACAAAGAGAACCTGTTTCAATATCGTATTGAAGACAACACAAGATATAATAAAAGACTTGAAAGAGCTGACTACACAAACCACATACAGCAACTTGTGGACCTAATGGTCGGATTTGTCTATTCTAAGCCGGTCAGAAGGGATCTGGACGAAAAATATTCTTATATAACTGATTCAATATTCAAAGGTAAAGACATTCAAACACTGATGAATATGGTGGCATCTAACTGTCTTAAATCAACTGTCGGACTGCTTGTAGACTCACCAAAACTTGAAGCAATGACAGAAGCAGACAGAAGAGCAAATAACATAAATCCTTATGTAGTTTATTATAATCCTGAACAAATATGTGACTTTGAGACTGATGATGACGGCAGACTCGTTTGGATATTATTAGACAATTCATATCTTGACAAAACTGATCCTTATTCAGAACCGAAATATAAAACAATAAGAAGACTATGGACAACAGAATACTATCAGGACATTGAGACTATTACAAATGGTAAAGAAATTGAATATATTCTGTCAGAAGAAATAGGACATGGACTCCCTGAAATTCCTTTTATATTCGTGAACTGCAGAGATAATGATGCGGACATGGTGTGCGACAGTCCATTTGAAGATATAGTTTATAAAAGCAGAACAGTATTTAACATGAATTCATGGGCCTCTGAAGTATTAGCTTCAAGTTCATTCCAGGTGCTTATGTTCCCTTATGAAAGTGCCGAGGATATAGCTGCTCTTGAAGCTACATTCAGTCCAGCATCTGGTGGCATATCAGACCTTCCAGTTATACCATTTAAAGCAACAACTCAGAAGCCATCCTTTGAAGGACCTGACATTGATATAGAGAAATTTATCATGATGATAAATCATTTGACTGATGAAATACTGTTCAAATTCGGATTCAAAAGAGAAACTAAAGGTTCTTGGGAGTCTGGAGTAGCTAAGAGTATCGACTTCGAGAAGACTGAAGCCTTCCTTAGATCACTCTCGTTACAGCTGCAGAATGCTGAAAGACGCATTGTTAAACTCTGTGGAATGTATGAGCAGGACCACATAGACTGCGGAATAAATTATTCATTCAGCTATGAGAAAGCTGACATCGACAAAGAACTTCTGAGACTCGCAAATGCATTCACCGTACCTTCAGCAACAATACAGAATAAAGCATATAAAGAAATAGTTTCAGCACTTTTCCCTGACATTAAAAACGATGAACTTGCGAAGATTGCTGGCGAAATAGATAAAAAACGGGATGTTAGCCCCTCAGCCTAACGATCAGTCTACGGACTTAAAATAGGAAGTTAAAAATATGTCAGAAACACAAATACCGGCAAAAGAACCTGAAGTTAAAACAGAACCACAGAACGATGAATTTGAAATTTATAATGGATTCAAGATACAGAAGGGCGGAGTAGAAGCAATAAACAAAAGAGTAGCATCTGAAACACACGCCTGGAAAGAGAAACACAAAATTGTACAGGACCAATTGAATGAACTGTCAGTTCAACTGGAAGAAATAAAACTCGCACAAATGAGCGATAAAGAAAGACAGGCACATGAAGAACTTAAAAAGAAAGAGGCCTTCGACGCACTGGAAAAGAAAGCAGAAACATACAGCAATAAGTATAAGAATTATTATCTTGATACTGAGCTGTTCAGAGAAGTTTCAAGTTACGATGTAGTCAATGCAAAACAGGTCTTGGCACTCGTCAAGACAGAATATAAAACAGAATTCGCTGAGGATGGAGACAATCTTGGATTGTTCCTTTCTAATGGATCAGAAAAGCTCACCGTACAGGAAGCGGTTAAAAAGTTCCTTACGGATCCTTCAAATGCGAACCTTATCAGATCAACACTTAAGCCTGGAAGCGGCACAAAAGCAGCCGGTTCACAGCAAAAACAATTCAGGACATCATTCAAACGCAGCGAAGTTGCGATAGTCGACAGTCCTGAAGCGAAGGAATACAGAGAGGCTATGAAAGCCGGACTGAATCCTTCATTAACCTAATAAAATAGTAAGAGGAAATAAAAATGAGTAATACTAATATGGATTATCTTTATCCTGAATTCTGGGCACAGTCTTTTGATGCTATCAATCCAGGTGAATACAATCTTCAGAACCTTATATCAAGGAACTTTGATGCACAGATAGCAAACTACGGACAGAAAGTAAACGTTCCGCTTGCAGTAGACTTCGGTGATGCTGATGCATGGGCACCAGGCGCAACAATAACAGCAACTGATATAGCACAGACAGAAGCTGAAGTTGCTCTTGACAAGTCCTACAGAAAAACAATCAACCTCACAGCTAAAGACCTTTCTATGGCTCCTTACGACCTCATCAGCAACTATGGTGAAGGAATGGTTAAGAGCTTGCTGGTTACACTGAACAAACAGATTTACATTGAAGCACTTAAGTCTAAGTATTTTATAGATGCTGTTGCTGGTATATCTGAAGACCTTATTGTATCAGCTGGTACTATGCTTTCAAGCAACGAAGTATCGCTTCTGAACAGGAAATGTGTATGTGGTCCTGATGTAATGGGTGCACTTCAGAAAATCGATGCGTTCCAGAATGTTTCTACTTCTGGTGATGCTGACGTTATGAAGAACGGAATCCTTACAAAAAGGTTCGGTTTCGATTTCTACATGAACAACGCTATAGCAAAATACACTCCTGTTGACGTAGCCGGTTCTTGTTCTTCTGCATCAGCAGGTGATGTTGAGATAACTGTTTCAGCATTTAATGACGACGCAATGCCTGTTAGAATAGGCGACAGACTCACAATTGCTGATGATACTGCAGTTTATACAGTAACTTCAACGGCTCTCACCAGTGGTGACACGACTAAAATCGGTATTTATCCTGCACTCGGCACTGCTATCAGTGCCTCTAAAGTTGTTACTATAACTCCTGCTCAATCTGCTCTTTGCTTCGTACCTTCTGCAATGGCATTAGCTGCAAGGTCTTATGGTTCGCTTCCTGAAGGCGTTGGCGTTAGGTCTGCAGTGTCTGATTACAAAGGACTTCCTGTCAGGTTATCTGTATGGCATGATGGTAATCTTGGACTTCAGGTTCAGGCTGACATACTCTTTGGAGTTAAACTTGTCAACGACAAAAGAATGGTAAGAATTATAGAAGACCTTTAATAGATAGTTTCAATTCAGACCTTTGGACCTCCTTTGTGAGGTCCTTAGGTGTCAATTAGAAATTAATCAAATATAATATATAGGCGGTAAATAATGAGTTCTCGAATACATGACTCTCAGCGTGACAGTTTAACAGGTTTTCCAGTAGTTCTTCAGGGAGACCATACGTATATACACAGAGGAAAAGCTTTCTCGCTGCCGATAGCAATATCTGCTCTTGCTGCTAATGATTCTTATAACATTGGATTCATAACTCCGAATAGAAGCAATGGAAGTCCGATGATACATTGGAGACCTACAGAATTCAGTTCTACAGCGAATGCAGTAAGACTCAAATTATATCAAGGCTCAGCATTCTCAGTTGGAGATCTTGAGATACCACGCAATCGTAATCAATACGGCTCAGAACTTGGAGAGGGAATAATCAAGAATCCTGTAATGCCGATTTATACTAATGTTACTGCATCACTGGCTAACACTGTTATTGTAGATGCAAAAGCTGGTGGCGGATTTGCTAATCAGCCTGCAGGTGGAAAAGTAACCGCAGTATCTGATGATGCGGCCGACAAAGGAATGACTCTGACTGTTTATGGAACTGTAACTGGTGAAACAACTACTGTTACAACTAATATAATTACACTTAATGGCACAACTGCAGTTGATTCGGCACTTAAAACATTCCAAAACATCTTGGGGGCTGAATTATCCGCAAAGTGTGCTGGAACAATAACTCTTTCAAGCGCTGGTGGAGCAATATTCACAATATCACCTGACACACTGAGTGTAGGTATAGAAATACCAAAAAGTACAATTGGATATAATGAAGTTCCTCGCCATGATGCATCAGGAGTCTCAACGGCGCCTGTAGGTATCATAGGAACATCTTATGATGATTCAGTAATAACAAGTGTTGATGCACTTAATGGAGTCATAGAAGAAGCACATAATGCAACGCCATTTAAGACTATAGATAAGGTTCTGATTGGAGCTGTTGCAGCTAACAGAAACGTAACGATTCTTGTTCCTGACCATGTGGTTGATACTTATTCTGTAGGAACTGGTGGAATTTCAAGCAGAGCAGGCGGAAGCGGTGGAGCAAGCCAGGAACTTATACTGGAACCTGGTACATCATATGTACTTAATGTTAAAAACATCGGCAGCATAACAGCAACAGATGTTGATCTTAATATCTTCTATTATGAAGAGGTGGTATAAATGCCACGTATTTATCCTGATAAACGAATGCTATAGCGCTGAATATTTCATGGAACGAACTGTAATGATTCAAAAAACAACTGAGCAGGAGACTTAAAAATGCTTAATCAAACCAATCAACTTATCAAAATAAGAAGTCTCCTTGATGCTCCTGAAGTCTATAAATACGAACCAACCTATGCAGTCTTTTCAGGCGTTATAGCAATGGAAGCTGAATTCGGTGCACCATCTCAAGATATAGTCTTGACTGCAGTAACTGCAGGCATTGCAGGTAATTCAATATTATTAACTGGTAATGGAACTGATAATCTTGCCGATCTTGTAGCAGCATGGAACGCTGCAAATCCTGATAACACTGTTGTTTTAACCGCGGGAGATACAACTTGGGTACCATCAGATGCTGAAGCAATGCAATTAGCAGGAGCTCTTGATGCTGCAGACGTTATGGATGCAGCCCTGATTACAATAGCAGCTGAAGTTTATATCAGTAAAATACTTTCAATAATAACAAAAGCAACTTATGACGCAATACAGATTAAAGAATATGATTCATATACTGTAAATGATATGAGAATGTTTTATGCTGAATGTTATTATATTGCAGCCAGATTCCTTCAGGCCTGGTCTCTGAGATATGAAACAGAAATGCAAAAGACCACTTATGATTACACAACCAAGCTTAAGGGTGTTGAAAAGAGCGGCAAATTATACACAGCTGAAGAATATCTCAAGACTGCTGCAGCAAACATAGCCGAATGGGAACGTGAAATATATGCAACAAATGATACTCGCGGCAAGACATCAGCTGTAACACTTTCAAGGTACTAATATTGAAATTCGCAATAAGAGAGTCCACAGGAATTAAGTCACTCAATGCTGCTACAAACTGGGTTAAAAACTTAAGTGCCGCAACATCAGATATGAGACCATTCTTCAAAGGACTTGAATCTAATATTATTCAGGAAATGAAGCACGAATTCGACGGCAGTAACCCGAATAAATGGCAACAAATAAGCAAAAAGTGGAAAGTACAGAAAGCAAAAGAAGGGAAACCTGATAGCATAGGTATATATACAGGTACCTTAATGCGGGCTGCAAGTGACGGTGCAATCAAGAAATACTTTGCAAATCGTATGACATGGGAAATTGCTAACTGCTATTCAATAGGATTCACGATCCACAGAAAACTGGGTATCACAGCAAGCGAATGGCTCAGGGGTATCGGCAGCAGAATAGTAAGAACGATACTGGCAAAAGCCAGGAGGAAATAAATGGAAACAATTCTCAAAGGTTTAGCTAATTATCTCATAGCAGCTGATACAGCAAAGAAGTTCAAAGTAATAACTTATTCGGAATTCCTTGATGAACTCATCGCTAAAAACCAGACACCTTTCATTGACATCATAGGACTTCAGGAAATAAAGAAACCCATCGACAGACATTCAATGAAGAGTGTTTATAGCAGGACGTTTGAAGTAACAATAGTTATCGTACAAGACGCCAAAGTGACCAAAGACATCATTCAAGGTAGTAAGACAATTGAAGGAATATGGTCACTTGCGGATTACATATATGGACTCATCAATGCAGATAGAACTCTTGGAGGACTGATTGACCGCATTGCAGAAAAAGAAGTGATTTCAAAGATTACAACGCTCACCAAAGATAACAGCATAAAACTGGCCCTCGAAATGGAGCTCACGCTCGTGGTCGACAGGGTAGGATAAATTAATACTAAAAAGAGGTTTATAAATGGCAACAAACGAACTAAAAATACTGCCGGCCAATTTCAATGACGGCATAGATAAGTTCTTCTTGGACGACCCTATTGTCCTCATCAAAATACTTGATGACGAAAACTGGACCGCGTTCAAAACACTCGGAATTATGGAGATAGACAAGAATTTCTCTGTTGAAAACGAATATGCAGAATTTAAAGCAGGTATTCCGCAGAGAACAAAAGCCAAAGATGTCATAAGTACGAAGACTTTCTTCGAGGGCAAAATCAAAAGTGTGCAGCCTGAGACAATAGCATTACTTACAAACTCAATAATCGAAAAAGGTACAGCTGATACAAAAGTATTCATGGGTTCTGAAATTCCCACACAGGTGTTCATTGCAATCATCCTGCAGGGAGAGACTCACGATGGTAAACAGGTTGAACTGAGAATAAGGAAAGCTGTTCTTGCATCTGACTCCGTGAAAATCGGACTCGGTGGAAAAGATTATGCTTCTCTGGACTTCAAAGCTGAGGTTCTCGTTGATGAAGATCCGCTTGTAAGTAACTTTGATTGGAATGTTCTCGGAGAAGTTGCGACTACTGCAGATATTACTACCAGTAGCAAAGACATTACGGTTACTTCAGCTATTGGAATTACAGAAGGGATGCTGGTATATGGTGCAGGAATACCTGCAGGAGCCGTAGTTACTGGTATAGCATCACTTGTTGTAACACTCGACCAGGCAGCAACAGCCACAGCAACCGATGCTGCAGTTAAGTTTGTAACAGCAGAAAATATTCTTAAATCTGACGTCGTTTATTGGGTATTTGAATCTTAAGATGGAAATGGAGGGGACCAGTTCCCCTCCAGCCTTAATATTATCAAAGGATAGCATATGGAACTTAAATACGTACACAAGCTTTCAATAGGCGGAATAGATAGATCTTTACAACTTAAGTTAGAGGATATACAAAAGTTCTTCAAAGAATATACGAAGATACTCACAGCTAATCAAATAAATCCAAAAGACAGTCCACTCACTATTGCAAAAAAACAAATCAACATTACAAAACAAGTCAATAAAATTATAGCTTATACAATATATAAGTCATTATTCAATACAAAAAAAAGATTCTTTTTCTTCAAAGCAAAACCCTTCAGCAGCCCTAAAAAGATGTTCAGTGCAATATTAAAAGAAGAATATGATGCATTTGCTTCATTCATAGCAGATAGGATATTGAATGATAACTCAGAAAAAACTGACATCAAAAAAAAAGAAAAGGATCTAAAATAACCTTTGAACAATTTCATGGAGTCCTGGAACAGAAGTTTAATCAACTGATATACAGACTCAAGCTGATGAACTTCAGCTCAAATGAAATACAGCAAATGAATATTCTACTGGCTCACGAATACATACTACATAGTGAACACGATAGAATAAGAGACGAAATGACACGCCTGGCTATAGC